AAAAATTAAATGAAAATAATAAAAAAAAAATAGCATTATTAATTCCAGGTACAAGTAATAAAAGACAATGGATTGATATTAAAGAATCGGACTTGTATAAAAAATTATTAAAAAGTTTAATTATAAAATTAGATAATAGATATAATTTTAAAATATATTTTGGAATTGATAAAGGAGATAAAATATATGATAATGTAAAAAATCAAAATTTTATTAAAGATTATATTAAAAATGTTAATATTGATATAGATTTTATAATAATGGATATAAAAAAAGGATATTTATCATTAATGTGGAATAAATTATTTAAAATAGCTTTTAATGATAATTATGATTATTTTTATCAATGTGGAGATGATATAATATTTAATGATAAAAATATGTTTCATGAATCTATATCTATTTTAAATAAAAATAATAATATAGGTGTATCAGGATCTTTAACTACTAATGGTAATAATAATATTTTAACACAAAGTTTAGTTTCAAGAAAACATATGAAAATATTTGGTTTTTATTTTCCATCTGAAATAAAAAATTGGTATATTGATAATTGGATTAGTGATGTATATAAACCAAAATATTATTTACCTTTGAAAAAAAAAAGTATAAGTAATGATGGAGGTAGTGAAAGATACAAAATAGAACATATTGATGTACAAAAAATTGTAGAAAAATATAAACAAAAAATAATTAAACATATAAATGAAAATAAATTAGAAGAAAAAAAGTCTTTGAATTCAGTAAAATTCATAACTCTTACTAATAATGGTTATATTGATTATACATTAAATTGTTTGAAATCTTTGGAATTAATTGATTTTCAAGAAAATACATTGAATTGTTATGCAATAGGTCAAGACTCATATAATATTTTAAAATTAAAGGGATATAAATCTATTTTGTTAAATTCAGATAATAATGAAGATAGTAAATTTAACAAATTTAGAACAGGAAATTGGCATAATATAGTTGGAAGAAAGTTTCAAATAATACATAAGGAATTATTAGAAAATAAGTTCGTTTGTTTTACTGATGGTGATATAGTTTTTCTTAATAAAAATTTTATGAATTATTGTTTAGATTATATAAAAGATAATGACATGGTTATTCAAAACGATACTTTAACTGATTCTGATCATAACAATTTATGTAGTGGTTTTATGTTTATCAAGTCAAGTAAAAAAACAATAGATATTTTTGATCCAAAAAATGTTAAAAAATATTTTAAACCAGGATGGGGTGATCAAATTTATGTAAATCAAATTAAATCCAAACTAAAATTCAGGACACTACCTCTTGATTTATTTCCAAATGGCCAATATTATTATTTAAATAATAAAAAAATAAAACCAATGATGATACATTTTAATTGGGTTATTGGACATAAAAAGAAAGAAAAAATGAAAAAATATAATAAATGGTATGTAAAATCTAAATTTAAAAATTTTTATAACAAAAATATACAAATTTCAAAAGAAGTAATAAATGATATATTTTCTAATTTTACATCAAATACTAAAATGTTAGTATTTGGATTAGGTTATGATTCTAAGATGTGGTATAATGGAAATAAAAATACTTATTTTATTGAAAATAATGACGAATATATAAATATGAATATAAATGATATACCAAAGAATAATATTATAAAATATGAATATAAAATAAATGTAAAAGATAGTTTCCAAATGAGTGATGATGATTTAAAAAAATATATCATTCCCGAAAAAATAAAAAAATTGGGACTATTTGATATTATTATTATTGATGGACCTGAAGGTTGGGATGAAAATAAACCAGGAAGGTTAATTCCTTATTATTGGGCATCCAAATTATCTAAGAAGGGAACTATAATTTATGGAGACGACTCGTCTAGAAAATTAGAAAAATATTGTATTAATAAATTTTTTAAAAATAAAGAAAAAATATTATTTACACAAAGGAATAAGTGTATAAAAATTATTTTTTAATTAATTAAGTAATCCATCCTTTCAAAGGTTGAAAATATTTATTCCATGTGTAAATAACTTTATTTTGATTATATATTGCAGGCACTATTGAAAAAGCACTACTAGCTAGTACTAATATATCTGCTTGTATAAAATAATTCCATGCTTCTACTAAATCAGTATCTAGTTTCATAATACAACCTAATTTAGTAAAATCATCAAAACTTTCTTGACTTTTTGATTCACTAAAAACATATATTTCAGCATTATTATTATTTTTTTTAATATCATCTATTATTTTTAAGTAATAACTATTTGGTGTATATCTAAATGACCATTTGTTATCTTTTTTTACATCACCTCTTCTAATATGTACTACTACTATTAAATCATTTTCATTTTGTTTTATTGGTATAAGATTAGGTTTATTTTTATTAATTAATATTTTTTTGAATTCATCATTAAATATTTCATCATAATTATTTTTTGGACTATAATCTTCTTCAGGTATAATTTTATTTAATATATTTTTATCACCATTAACTAATGGTTCTGGTAATCCTAAAAAATTACATAATCTTGCAGTTTCAGGTAAATATGATTTTTCTTTATCCCTCATTTTTTTATAATAAAACCATGCTCCTTGATAATTAAAATTATGTGAAAGTGAAAAACTATAACAATATAGCATATCAAGAATTTGTGCACCAGATCTATCTTTTCTTAATTTAGAATAAGTTGAATTTATCATTATTATAATATAAATATTTTTATTTTTAATTAATTCTATTGGTTTAAATTTGATTTTTTTATTAAATATATTTTTAATATGAATGTATTAGTATATCAGGAAGCTACAGATATAATTAAAGCAAATGTTATAAATACTATTAATATAGCAAAAGGATTTGAAAAGAATAATTGTAATGTCTATTTTTATGTATTAATTGAAGATTATTTAAGTTTTTATGATAAAAATTTTAGTAATAATAGAATAAATTATGTTATAAAAAAAAATGATTTAAATATAATAAATTTCATAAAAGATAATAATATTAATATAGTTTACGCTAGAGATGTAAATTTTCCAAAATATTTACTTGATAATAAATATGATGGATATATAATATTGGAAGATCATAATGATTCTTTACCAAAATACATTGAAGAATATAGAAAATATGATAAATTTGTTTTTACAGGTATTGCGCCAGCTTGTATTAATGCTTTTAATATTAAGAAAAGTATATTATTTCCTTGTTCAGTTGATTTTGAATATTTTTCAAAATATAATTCATTAACTAATGTTTTTAAAGATAATGAATTCGATATTAATATAACATATTGTGGTCATTTATATGATTATAAAGGTATACCATTAATATTAGAAGCAGCTAAAAAATTAGAAAATTATAATTTTAATATAGTAGGTGGAAAAGATAGGGATATCAAAAGACACAAAAAAAAAGCTAGTAAGAATGTTAAATTTTGGGGTTATCAGAATTATTTGGATATTCCAAAATATTTATACAGTAGTGATTTATTGTTAATACCATATTCTAAGAGAGGATCTCCTTGGTCTAAATCAACTATAACATCTCCTATTAAATTATTTGAATATTTATCAACAAAAAGACCAGTTTTATGTAGTAAAATAGGTGGTATAAGGAATTGGGTTAGTGAAAAAGAAGTTAATTTTTTTAAACCAAATAGATTAGAACAATTTTGTGAAAAAATAAAATATATTATTGATAATTTAGATAATGATGAAATTAAATTAAAAATAGATAATGGTTTTAAGAAAGCTGAATTATATAGTACTAAAAATAAATGTAAAAAATTTTTAGAAAATTGTAAATAAAATTTTTATATTACAAGTAATTTTAATTAGAATATAATTAATTAATTTACAATAAATTATATCATAATTAAGGTTTAAATAATTCATTACATAATTTATCTCTTAAATATTCTGATCTAGTTAATGATTTATCTAATTTAGTAGTTATTAAAAAAGCCTTATCAGCTTTTTTTAATGATGATATACATGTTGCTTCACAACCAGTTAATTCGCTAGTAGCTATTGCATCAGCTACTGGATCCTCTGGTCCACCACCTGCAGCATCTATAGTAGTTGCTGTTTCTGGACAAAATGTAGAACATCCCATTTCAATTCCTGCATCTGTAGTTACGTGTTCAAAAATAGGATATGCTATTTTTTTACATATTTTATTAAATTTTTTTTTTATTCCTTTAGAAATATTTTCTGCTTCTTCTTTAGTAGCTTCAATAGCTCTTTCAGCAGCTTCTTTAGTAGCTTCAGCAGCTCTTTCAGCAGCTTCTTTAGTAGCTTCAGCAGCTCTTTCAGCTGCTTCTTTAGTAGCTTCAGCAGCTCGTCTAAACCATCCGAAAAAATCATCAATTGTCATAGATATATTATTATAATTATTCTTAATAAATTCTCCATCTAATAGTGAAAAAGAAATTTCAATTTTATCATTTATTTTATTAATTTTATCAATTTCAATTAAAAAACTATCTGAGTAATCACCATTTATGGCTATTACTGTTGTATTAGCTTTATTTTTTGTATCTGATATTTTTTTAAATAATAATTTCATTTCTGTTTTTGAAACATTTTTTGTTTCATGGTATGGTCTATCTGTAAATCCAATTATAGGGTGAGTTAATTCAAATGTAATTATATTTTTTTTAATATTAACATTATTACCATTAATTAAAAATAACCATTCTTTTTTATTTTTTTTAGAAGGTTTATTGCATTTATCAAAAAGACTCATTAAATAAAAGATAATGCTTAATATAATAATAATTTTTATAATTTTATTTATTTTAATCATATAATTATACATAGATAAAAATATTTAGTTTATAAAAATAATATTATAATTTTTATATTAATAATGAATATATTACCATTATCATATAGTATACCTGAAGAAATATTTAACAATAAAATAGAAAAAAAAGAAAAACTAGCAAAATTGATTCCTGGCGATTTATCAACATATATTTATGATACAGAAGAATCATATTATAATATGTACGGTGAAGCAGAATTAGGTTATACATTTAAAAAATATGGTTGGGATTGTTTAAGACATTATGAAATTTTAGCAAATAATTGTATACCTTTATTTAAAAATTTAGATAAGTGTCCAGATTTAACTATGACGAATTTTCCAAAAAAATTAATAATAGAGTGTAATAATAAAATAAATAATAGAAGATTTGGACCAGAATCATATAAAAAGTATTCTGAAGAAATATTTAATTATTCTAAAAATAATCTTACTTGTAGAAAGAGCGCACAATATTTTTTAGAAAACATTAAGAAGATTAGTAAAATTGAAAAGAATATAGGTCAATTGAAAATATTAATGTTGTGTGGATCAATAGGTTATAGAAATGTTAATTATTCAAGAGATTTAGTATCAATTGGTCTAAGAAGAATATTAAATGATAAGTTTATAGATTATCCTAAAAATAAAGTATTATATAAGAAATGTAAAAAATTATATAAATATAATGGTAAAGGATTTAGTTACGGAAATAGATTAGAAAATATAGAAATTGATAGAGAAAATATAGAAAAGAGAATAAAAAATAAAGAATTTGATTTCATTGTTTATGGTAGAGTTGGAAATAAAGATGGTAGTATACAAAAATTTAAAGATTTAATACATTGGAAACATGTAAATCAAAATTATAACAAGAATAATATAGTTTTTATTTATGGTGGTGATAAAACTAGATCAAAAGATGATGAATGTTTAAAAATGCACGCTGATAAAGGAATATGTTTTGTTAGAGAATTAAGTTAGATTGTAAATATTTATTTATAATCTTATTTAATGAAAATTGATAAAATATTTATTATTAATTTAAAACAAAGAACTGATAGAAAACAATTTATGATTGATCAAATGAATGCACAAGGATTAAAGAATTATGAATTTTTTGAAGCAATAAAACCATCTTTAAAAGATATTGCTAAATGGAATCCTGATTTTTGTAGTCATCAATCAAATATTTGTGGTGGTAATAAAACAAAATATGATAGGTATAGAATAGGTAGTTTGGGATGTTTATTAAGCCATTTTGAAATAATTAAATTATCTCTAAGTAAAGGATATAAAAATATATTGATATTAGAAGATGATACTATGTTTTTAAGATCAATAAAAGAATTAGATAATATAAAAAAACAAATAAATAATGAATATGATATGTTATATTTATCTGGAATGAATAAAGGTAAAAAAGAAAAAATTAATAAAAATTTATTTAAAATAGAAGGGACTAGAACTACTGGATCATATTTAATTACAGAAAATGCTATGAATTATTTTAAAGAAAATATAGTTGGATATAATAAGGAAGTTGATATTTTTTATGCAGAAGAATTGCAGCCTAAATTTAATTGTTATTGTTTGATATCACAATTAACCAAACAAAAAAAATCATTTTCTGATATACAAGGTAAAGTTGTTAGATATAAATTGAGTTAATCATCATTATTAGATGCCATTAAATTTGATATTGTTTTCTTTCTTTTAAAAATATGTCCATTATTTTTAATATATGTAGTTAATTCAAACTTAGTCACATATTCTTGACCTCCATATTTTTCATCTTGATATACTATAGGTTTTTTTAAAGCATAAAAATTATAATATGGTTGTAATTTACACAAGTAGTGATCCCATGTGTCAACATTATAATAATTTTCCATATTTGATCTCTGATAAGTAGCTGCTGCAGCAGCACTACATATAATCATTCCATGTGTAGAAAGCATATTATATACTCTTACTAAATTATTATCTATATCATCTGCATAAACATTATTTTTTAGACCACGATTTTTATTTATAATCAATCCTTTTTTACATATCCCTATATATAAAAAATCAGTATCATCTGGTATTTCTATTTGATTAGGTATTTCATCATATATTGATACATCATCTTCAATAATAGCAAATGGACTAAATCCTTCATTTACTTTTTGTTCCCTTAATCCAAAATCAATTATTTTGTTTATACCTATACAAGCTGATTGTTCTTTTCCTTTACTTAAATATTTATTAACGCTAACTTTTTTCAGATTAAAATTTTTAAAAATCTCTTCTAAATGTTTTTCTTTTTCTGGAGATGTACCAGTAGTTAAATAATAAATTTTTATTTTATTAAAATCAATTATCATTAATATTTATAATAAATTCTATTTAAATTAGTTTAATTTTATTATTATTATTTCATTTCTTTTATAATGCCTAAATATTATTGTAAATATTGTGAATTTAGAAGTATAAGAAAGAATAGACTAGATGATCATATTAATAAAAATCATAATAAAGTAGATATTGATAATAATAAAGTAACTTGTGAATTAATGGGAGGATTAGGTAATCAATTATTTCAGATTTTTACAACAATATCTTATGCTTTAGATTATAATAAAAAATTTATTTTTCCAGATAAAAAAGAATTAAAAAATGGTCCAACTATTAGAAAAACTTATTGGAATAATCTTTTGAGTAAATTAAAAAAATATACTGAATCTAGTATCAATATATCAAAATCACATAAGGAAAGTAATTATCATTTTAATAATATTCCAAATTATAATCAATCTTTAAAACTTGAAGGTTATTTTCAATCATTTAAATATTTTGAAAAAAATACAAATAAAATATTAGATTTAATTGAATTAGATATTTATAAAAAAGATATAAAAGATAAATATTTGAAGGATGATAAATTGACTATTAGTATGCATTTTAGAATAGATGATTATATAAATTTACAAGATTATCATCCTATTTTAAATTTAAGCTATTACATAAATAGTTTAGAATATTTAATAGATAAATTAGATAAAGATAATTTTAAAGTTCTATATTTTTGTCAAGATAAAGATGATAAGACAGTAAATGAGAAAATTAACTTGTTATCTATTAAATTTAAAAATTTAATTTTTGAAAAAGTATCAAATAGTTTAGATGATTGGGAGCAATTGTTATTAATGAGTTTATCTAATCATAATATAATTGCT